GATAATCACGGGCTTTTCGTCGTATGCCGAATACGAAGCGACATTCAGAAGGCACGAGAAGTGCAGAAGCAGGTGCGAGACGGAGAACTACGCGCCTTTTCCATTGGGGGACAAGCCCTGTTCCGTGTGAGTAAGCATACACCGGAGCATGGAAGCCACCGTGAGATTACCGACCTAGAGTTGCACGAGATAACCTTGTGTAAAAAGGGCATTAACCCGGAGGCTCGGTACACTATACTGAAAATGGACGACGACGGAGTTGGAAAAATGACGGAAAATGAAGCATTGGTTGAAATAAGAAATAGTTTGAGTGGCATACTCAAAGCGATTGACAAGAACGAGGAGAAGTCCGAGGAGAAATCTGAGGAGAAGGAAGATGTGAAAGAGGAAACCACCGAGAAGTCCGAGGATTCATCGGGTGCTGTGGCCTACATCGACACTCTTGAGAAGTTCGCGCACGAGCAGGGAGTGAATCTCGATGCTATTCGTGAACACTACGGATTGGCGAAGGCGTACCTGCAAGAAGGCAAGGGCGGCTATTCACACCGAGGACAGGGAGATGAGATCGGAAGCGGCGAGGATGCATCCGAGCCTTCGTATCCTTCATTATCGGCTCCGGGTGGCAACAAATATGTCATCAAGCAACCGGGCGTTAGCAATATGGCCTACAATGGGCCAAAGGGCAATCAGAATGTCATCAAGTCCGGCAACGAGATCACCCCGGCGGGCTTAGAGCGCGGCTACCGTGCTTATGCGGGCCTACGCGATGAGGACGCACTCAAGAGCCTCGTCAAGCAAGAGTGGGAAGGACGATACGATACTGAGACGATTCGCGCATTAGAGGTTCAAAAGGCAAACGATTACGGCGGGCAGATTACTACGCTCAAGGCCGAGATTGAAAACCTACGCACCGAGGCCACCGAGATTCAGAAGTCGGCAACGGCTGTCCCGATGAGTGATATTCGCATCCCCACGCACGAGGAGTTCGCCGCAATGGGCAACGACTTAGATGCTTGGAGAGCCACAGAAGACCTAGCACGGAGGGCTTTGAGAGGCGAGTGATCGTTTTTCGGGTGATGGAAAAAACAGGAGAGTGAAGAAATGAGCGGAAGTCGAGGATATATACGAACAATCGAAGACATGGAGAGACTATACTACGGAGCGGGTGCGGGCGCAAATGCTTGGGCCTATTCGGGAACGGATCTCCTCAAGGCTGATTCACCTTTGGTGAGCAGTACAACAGGAACTTACCAAGCGATCTTCGGACGCAAGGTATGGTCACAACTCAATCAAGAGTTCAATGCATTCAGCATACTCCCCAAGAAACCATGGGAGAAGTCGGGATGGCGTGTCGTGACCGACAAGCCGGACAGGGCAAAGGGCGGTGGAGTTGCTGAGAACGCGACCCTGCCTGAGACTACCAAGCCAACTTTCGCTGAGGTCAGCACCAAACCGAAGACGGTGGCTCACACCTTCGACCTGAGCGAGACAGCAATGTTCCTCGCAGACAAGGACGATGGATTGGGAGATGCAAGGGCTGTCATGAAGATGGAAATGGCAAAGCACCACGCCGAGCATATCAATGTCATGCTTCTCGCTGATGTTGATAGTGTCGCAGGGAACGACTTTGAATCCCTTGACCGATGCCTGTCATCATCCTTTACGGAATCCGCAACAGACTTCGTATCGGCTATCTCCGATCACAACCAATACAACCAAACTCGCAACGGTGCGGGTGCAGGTTCTCAACAATGGTATGACGCTAACTGCGATGCAGGGACGGCAGGTGCGGGTCGCGCACTCAGTCTGAATATCATTGACGGAATGTTCCGAACCATATGGGAGAAGGGTGGTCAGCCAAAGGTCATCCTGACTGGCTACGATACGCTTGAGAAGATCCAACAACTCTTACAGCCACAACAGCGATTCACTGAGATGAAGCGCGTTGTTCCCGGCGTGAACGGAGTCAAGGGTGTTCCGGGTATGGAGGCGGGCTTCGTGGTCGCCACCTACAACGGTGTTCCCCTCATCCCATCGAAAGATGTGATAGCGGATTCGGGCGAACTGTCGAGAATGTATTTCATCGACTCAGACTACCTATACTTCTGCACAGCCAAGCCAACTCTATACCACGAGTCAGGCATTGAGACGGGCGACCCATTCGGGATCAACAGGCTCGGACAGATGGGAATGTTTCACACTATGGGGGAACTATGGCAACTATTCTATCGCGCACACGGAAAAGTGAGGGATGTAGCAGCCTAATCGCGGAAGAAATGAATGAAATGGAGGAAAGAAAATGGCAAATGCAAACCTACTAAGCACGGCGACAATAACGAAGGTACTTGATACACGCATATGGGCGGGTGTGAGTGACAGTGATACATCGTGGCTACAAAGCCCGATTGGAAGCAATTCGGCCACAGGCACAATTAGCATGGCTATGGTTGAACTAACCATAGACGATGGAGATGCGCCATCAGCATACGACCTTACTGTGTCGACTAATCCCGTGACCGGAACTGAATTACTAGCAATCCTGAGCGTCAACTCGACCACCGGAGCGTCAAGCGACATCCCGGCGGCAGGGAACATCAGCGACGGAACCACGATCAAGTGGACTGGTGGCGGTGCTGACGCGGCAGACACGGTGTACCGACTTACATTCCTATACCGTTGAAGGTGAGCCGAGCATGGCTCTAACCCTTCGATATGTTGGCGCACGACCCTACACCGAGTTCACGGTTGATGGGGTCTTGTACGCCTTCTCGCGTGGAATGGCACGGGACGATCTTCCCGAAGACTGGATACGCGGGCGAATCATGCCACAGATCGAGAGTGGTGCGACATCATGGGAAGTCGATGAAGGCGATGCTACACAAATAGCGATGCTTGAGGTCTTAGAGGAACCCGAACCCGAAGTAGTCGAAGAAGTAGTCGAAGAAGAACCGCCGCTCGATGTTGATGCGCTTCTTGATTCAAATGGCTTTTCGTCTGCTTTGACGCGGGCGCAGATGATGTCATGGTGTTCTCAGCATGGCGTTTTAGTACAGAACACCGATACCAAAGCATCTTTGACGGATAAGGCCCGTGAGTATATCACGGGGGCTTCTGAGTGACCGACTCATATTCAGATATTGATGATGGCGTAGGCCGGTATGCGAGTCGTATTCGCGTCAATAAACGGATTTTGACCCTAACAGGGGATGGAACCAACTCAATTAACGGCACTTTGGACTTGAACGGCAAGATTTGTCGCATAGTCTTGGATCCGTCTCGCATATCCTGTGGTTCCAACACCCCAACGGGTGGTTCACTCAAGATTACTATGGATGTTGAAGATACAGGGGGGACTGAATATCCCTACTGCGATACAATCGCGGCACTCGATGTGAGAACATCGAGCAATACCCCCCTCAATTTCCAAACCGCAGAAGGTGGGAATCGGGGAACTACGGCTTCAAATTGTGGTCTTCATTTCACAGTCACAGCACCAACTAACTCCACAACCGGCGGTTTAACCATCAATGAACCCGCACCATGGAACGGTCTTGTCTGTGGCCGGGTCAGATTCACATTAGCAACCTCAAACAGCACATTTGCGAGCGGAACAGTCCGATTGACCATCATCCATGAGTGATTTCGGAAAAAGTAATTCGTTAAATAGGATTGACCGCGAGAGGTGATTCAATATGGCCCTAACCGTAGCACAATTGGGAAGGACGAATGTGGCTGGCAATAGGTTGTCTGTTGCTCTCAAGATAACACCTGATTCATCGTGGCTTGCCGCAGGTGAGGCATTGGATCTCACGACTTATGTTTCCAATATCGAAACCGTTCACATTGAGAATCCGGGTGGATATGTCTTCAATTATGACCGCGCCAACAAGAAACTGCTTGCTTATGAGGCAGGTGCAGATGCGGCGGCTCTTGATGCAGTAGCCGATGCAACAAATCTTTCATCCCTCTCAGTTTATCTGACAGTCACAGGTGGGCGAGCCTGATAGGGGGCTTGCCATGTGGCATTAGAGATAGAAGAGATTTGCTTTGAAGAAGCACATGAAATCGAGCGTCGGCGTAAGGTACGCATGGCTGAGATTGTCTCCGATGATGGCTCTATACCCGCAGATAAATCTCCGTTTAGCAAGGAGAACATGACGCGAGCAGGGGATGTCCGAGTGAAATTAACCGGGCGAGAGCGATTCGACATCCAAAACATCGGTTCAGGAACTCGTTGTTCCCATTGTGGTCTTCTTCACTTCTGTTGGACACCGCGCTGTGCGGGGTGTAAGGCTAATATGGAGTTCAACTTAGGGTGTTAGGAGGATGAGTGATGCCAAGAGTATTTTCACCGGGGCATAGACCTGACCAACCTCTTTATCCCGATGATTTGGTCTATTCCACCGTCGCAAAGGTCGAATCGTATCTTCAACTACCCAATGCGAAGCCATCAGAACTTTCGGGAGACACTACCACAGCATCAGAAGGTGGAGTCACAGTCATCAAAATCCCAATAGCGGGGGCGGATCACCGAAGATGGGGTTTTGCCATAGGGGATGTCATTAGTCTCTATGATGATGTGGATGCGCTCGGAAGCACTCTCACTTTGACTGGAATCGTATCAGGGGGTGCAAGTGGTGTTGTTAATCTGAAAGCGGTGGACCCCGGAATAGCATACACCAAAACGAACAACGCCAATGTTCAACCAAATAGCATACTCTCCAACAGTTCACAAAGGGGAATCAGTAAAGCGCAGGTTGAAACACTCATCAGGCGACGACAGGACTACATTGATCGTATATGCAGAATGGCTTGGCGACCTCGCATGATAGTTGACGAATATCAGAACTTCACTACATTCAAGCCATATCGCCGCCGATACTACACTGATTATGTTGGTGCTATCTATCTGCGACACCGACCCATTCAACGAGTCGTGCGGATGGGTGTTTGGCAAGGTGATTATTACCGAGAACTTGCGGCTTCACGGGTGAAATTGGCGGTACAGAAACCTCATTTGTTCAATTCCACAGACAAGATTTTCTTTTGCCCCAATATCGCTCATACGGCTACATTGTCGAGTGGGAATACATCAACGACATGGAGCAAGGATTTTGGAGTGAAGACAATAGCCGGTGAAATTGGCAATCTAATCAACGAAGATGCACATACTAGCAAAGCGGCTATTCAAATTGGCACTATGACAGAAAGCGGCGAGGCACTTAACCTGAGTCACGAGTTCTTGGCTACGGCTAACAGCGATGAAGGTGATGGTAATGTTCTCATCAGCACTATGAGATCCACTGATGAAGGTCAGGATACCACTATTGCCGTCACGAACCGAAGTTGCTTTGAAATGTCTCTATGCACAACAAATGATTCAAAGATCATAACCACAGGAAGCACATTCACCGTAGCGGATGGTGCTGGATTCACAGAAGGCAATGGTCTGTATTATCACGGTACAGGAGCAACCATTCGTGTTGCTCGTTGCACACGAAGCGGTAACAGCATAACCATAGTTGATGATTTGACTTCATCATTTCAATCAAATCTTAGCATGAGCGTTATTTCGACAATTGCAGCCGTTTCATATGGGGGTTCAACCACGGTGACGGATGGAACAGTTTCGTATGCCACTACGAGTAACGGGAGTGGATCGGGGGCCACCTTAGAGGTCACAGTTGCTTCAAATAAAGTGAAAACCGTAGTTTTGAATGCACCGGGGACAGGATATGTTGTTGATGAGATATTAACTGCCGCCATTGGTAGTTTGAGCATAACTGCTAAAGTGAATAGCATAACTGCAAGTACGATAAGTCAGACCAAGTTCATGAGTGATTCTATTGCGGAGGAGCGTCAACAAGATTGGTGGTCGATGGAGGATAATGGAGCAATCATGTTCAACAACCAATATCCTTTCTTTGAGAATCACAGCCTCAAGATTTCTTATGTCTATGGGGAACGCTATCTCGATAAGGCGATTGAGGATGCTTGCACTAAACTGGTGGCTCTTGATGTGATGACTACGGATGACTACACCGCTATGTTCCCCGAAGGGACTCAGAATGTTGACCTCAATTCCAAGATTCAGAAATTAGATGAGGAAGTCAAGCGAATGTTGGTTCCATATCAAGAAGGCATAATCGTTGCTGGTATGGGTGGTTAATCTGTGTCTATGCTCAAACTAATGACCGAAATTGTAGCGGCACTCAATAAACAGGACAAGGCTTTGAAAGCGGCTATGATCCAAGAACCGGCGATGTATGAGACAATCAAAGCCCGTGAGCGGGAAATGGCTGAGACAGTTGGGCCGGAATTGACCGAAGATGAACTAGAATACAATGTTCAACGGCAAATGGAAAATAACCCATACCGTCTCGCGGTGAATGAAAGCATGGACGAAGTAGCAAGGAGTATGGGTGGACATGGTTGATGCAATCGCCGTTTTGAGGGATATTCTCGCGTCAAATTGGGCGAAACCGCCTAAGCCCTCTATCGAAGACATAGCCGACATAGACAAGGGCGATGCGAAGCGTGTCCGAATGCTTGACACGGACATTATTCGTATTTTTGAGACGGCTCACAACGAAGCACAGCCCGAACTTCTCTATGATTATGTGAACGAGCATATCAATATCACCATAGATATTCGGACAGTTGATAGTCGAGCGCGTTTATCGGAAATGCGAACAGAAATCCGACGAATCATCTATGGTTTCCGTAAAGGAGATGGAGTCAATTTCGATCGGATCATCTATAAGACGCGAACCGATTTGTCAGATAGAAGCAAACGGCTGTTCAGATACACGCTACAATGTGAGGTCGTCACATTCAGTACATTGGCTACATCGGTGGATCCGGTAATCAATCCCGCGACCGGAGCGGTTAGTGGGGCGTCGGTGTATCAGACATATGACGGCGATTTGGCTACGCTTGCTGGTCTAGCGGCAAGCACAGACACATTCATTGTAGGAAGTAGTGGTACTTGGACGGGTGAAACCGGGGCTACTGCTCGGACTTCTTTGGGCCTTGACTCAATGGCTACTCAGGCATCTGACGCGGTGAATATCACTGGTGGTTCAATAAGTGGAGTCACCGGCTTAGGTGGCGACATAACGGCGGTCATAGCAGGGACGGGATTATCCGGTGGGGGGACAACTGGTGATGTCACGCTGAATGTTGGTGGCCTTACTGTATCAGAATTGGCCGCAGGTAGCATTCAGGTGGCTTCTGAAGCGTTTGCAGACAACGATACCACCCTGATGACCTCCGGGGCAATACAGGACAAGATAGCGGCTCAAGTTGAGGCGTATGGCTACACTACGGAAGTAGGTGACATAACGGCGGTCGCGGCAGGTTCGGGATTATCAGGAGGCGGTACGGCAGGTGCGGTCAGTCTTGCTGTGGATACAAGCACTATTGCCACACGATCCTATGTGACCACTCAAGTTTCGGCCTTGGTCGATAGTTCGCCAACCGCTCTTGATACGCTGAATGAGTTAGCCGCCGCATTGAACGATGACGCGGCATTCTCAACCACTATATCCACAGCCCTCGGTAATCGTCTGAGGGTCGATGTTTCCAATCAGAACCTCACCAACACGCAGAAATCCAACGCTAGAACGAATCTCGGTGTTGACCCCACAGGAACAGACAACTCCACGAATGTCACTTTGGTGACATCGGGCCATGATTACCTCGCAAGAAACGGTCAAGCAATCACGCTCGGAACGATTGACATTGGGGATGATACGAACCTTGCTGTATTGACTCCAATCACACTATCAGGGGATACACTCAGTCTTGCAGTTCCATCGGGCCGATTAACTGAGAGTGACGACGCTACGGATGACAAGATGTTACTATGGGACGAATCAACATCGGCTTGGAAGTACATGACATTGGAAGATTTACAAGATTCCATCGACACTTCGATAGCGAACACCGACACTACCTATGCAATCAGCACGGCGGTTTCGGGTAGTGATGCAAACATCGTTCTGACGGCGGGTGGTTCAGGAAGTGGAACCGATACCGTGAAGATTGCCGCCGGAACCAATGTTCAGATAGCGCATACAACCGATACAATCACATTATCATCAACGAACACCGACACCCAACTTTCAACCGAAGCGGTTCAGGATATTGTCGGAGCAATGTTCGGTAGCAATACTGAAACACGCATCACAGCGACATATCAGGACGGTGACGGGACGATAGATCTCGTCGTTGATGACTTGAATACTGATACTCAACTCTCAACTGAAGCGGTTCAGGATATTATCGGTGGTATGCTTGGTGGCACAGAAACCCGAATTGCGGTGTCCTATGATGATAACAACAATCGCATCAATTTCGTTGTTGATGATATGACGGCGAATGACAACACTTGGAGGATTGTCACGGCAGGGGGTAATACTCTCTCCTCAAGTGAAGCATTAGCATTCACCGCCGGAACTGGTATCACTATCACCGAAAGTGCTGGTGCTGTCACGATTACCAATTCCATTACCGATACGAATACATGGAGGACTGTCACGGCAGGGGGCAATACCCTTTCCAACAGTGAAACATTAGCCTTTACTGCTGGCTCTAATGTGTCGATTACTGAAAGCGCAGGTGCGGTGACTATCACTTCAACAGACAACAATACCCAACTCTCAACCGAAGCGGTTCAGGATATTGTCGGTGGTATGTTCTCAGGCAATACAGAAACGCGGATTGCTGTGGATTATCAGGATGGTGACGGGACTATTGATCTCGTCGTTGATGATATGACTTCACTCTCCTCAGAAGCAGTTCAAGACATTGTAGGGGCTATGTTTGGGGGCAATACAGAAACAAGGATTACAGCCACTTATCAGGATGGCGATGGGACAATCGACCTTGTTGTTGATGACTTGAACACTGATACTCAACTTTCCGCCGAAGCCGTACAGGATATTGTCGGGGCTATGTTCTCAAGCAACACCGAGACTCGGATTGCCGCCACTTATCAGGACGGAGATGGAACCATTGATCTCGTCGTTGAAGACATGACCCCGAACACTCAACTTTCATCAGAAGAAGTTCAAGACATAGTAGGTACTATGTTTGGTGGCACAGAAACTCGGATTTCTGTGTCCTATGATGATGCCAATAATCGTATTGACTTCGTTGTTGATGACATGACCGCCAATGACAATACATGGAGAGGTATCACCGCAGGGGGTAATTCTCTTGCGGGTAATGAGACATTAGCCTTTACTGCTGGTTCCAATGTAACCATTAGTGAGAGTGGTGGTGCAGTTACAATTGCATCAACTGATACCAATACTCAGTTATCCCTGCTAGATGAAGATAACATGGCTACCAATAGTGCTACTGCTGCTGCCAGTCAGCAATCAATCAAAGCGTATGTTGATACCGAAGTAACTGGTCTTATTGATTCATCACCTGCGGCTCTAAACACTTTGAATGAATTAGCGGCTGCTTTAGGCGATGATGCTTCTTTTTCGACAACTATTGCTACAAGTATAGGCACTAAACTCGCAAAGGCAAGCAACCTTTCAGACTTGGCTAATGCAAGCACAGCGAGAACTAATTTGGGATTGGGAACTGCTGCCATATTATCAGGCACGGGTGCTGTTGCAAATAGCAATACAGGTTTAGTCACGGGCGATGTGGTCTATGACTACATAGTAGCACAGAACTTTGCTTCCAGTGGGGCATCTAATTTTGTTGTTGGAGATATAACCGGGCAATCTGAATTATTGAGTGGTCTTGTTTCCACAGATGAATTAGTGCTTAGTGATGGCGGTTCATTGGCGAGGATGGATATTTCAGTCTTAGAAGCCTATATGCAGGGAGCATTGACATTCACCACGAATACAAACACCCAACTCTCAACCGAAGCGGTGCAAGACATCGTAGGGGCTATGTTCGGTAGTAATACGGAAACAAGGATTGCGGCCACCTATCAGGATGGTGATGGGACAATAGATCTCGTCGTTGATGATATGACCGCTAACACGAACACTTGGAGGACAGTCACAGCCGGTGGCAATACGCTGACTACGAGTGAGACATTGGCTTTCACCGCCGGATCCAATGTGACTATTACTGAGAATGCTGGTGCTGTCACGATTGCTTCCGCTTATACAGATACGAATACATGGAGAACCATTTCAGCAGGTGGTAATACTCTATCCAATAGTGAGACATTGGCCTTTACTGCTGGTTCAAATGTGACCATCACCGAAAGTGCCGGTGCTGTGACTATCGCTTCGGCAAATACCAATACTCAACTTTCAACTGAGGCTGTTCAGGATATAGTCGGGGCGATGTTCGGTGGCAACACGGAAACCCGCATTACAGCAACATATCAAGATGGAGACGGTACAGTTGATCTTGTTGTTGATGATTTGAACACCGACACTCAACTCTCAACCGAAGCGGTGCAAGACATTGTGGGGGCTATGTTCAGTAGCAATACAGAAACTCGGATTGCCGCCACTTATCAGGATGGAGATGGAACGATAGATCTCGTTGTTGATGACCTGAATACTAACACTCAACTCAGCACAGAAGAAGTTCAGGATATTATCGGTACTATGCTTGGCGGTACTGAAACGCGGATTGCTGTGACTTATGATGATAACAACAATCGCATTGACTTCGTTGTTGACGACATGACCGCTAACGACAATACATGGCGAACAGTCACAGCAGGGAGCAATACTCTTGCAAGCAATGAAGCGTTGGATTTCATTGCCGGTTCCAATGTGACTATTACTGAGAGTGGTGGCGATGTGACAATCGCTTCGTCATACACGGATACGAACACCCAATACTCCGCAGGGACGGGCCTCACACTCTCAAGCACGACATTCAGCCTCACAGATGGTGGAATAACAGAAGCGAAATTGTCGGCAACCAATTCACCGACTAATGACTATCTTCTGAGTTATGATTCATCATCGGGTGGTTTCACATGGGTCGATGCGGCAAGTGCGGGCGGGGCGAATCAGAATGCTTTCAGCAATGTAGCGGTGAGTGGTCAAACGACAGTCGCGGCAGATGCCTCAACAGACACTCTCACCTTCGTTGGTGGTTCCAATGTGACTATCACCACTACTGTCGGAACTGATACCGTCACTTTCACAGCAACAGACACCAACACCACATACTCCGCAGGGAATGGAATAGCCCTTAGTGGTTCAACATTCAGCGTTGCGGGCAATACCGGCCTTGCTCAGAATGGTGATGGTCTGTCGCTATCACATCTCGGTCTTGAAGCATTGGCCGATCCTGACGCTGATCGAATCTTCTTTTGGGATGATTCAGAAGGGGCTTCCAAGTTCTTGACTGTCGGAACCAATCTTGCAGTTAGTGGGACGACTCTATCGGCAACAGATACCAACACTCAACTTTCAACCGAAGCCGTGCAAGACATCGTGGGTGCAATGTTCTCAGGCAATACGGAAACCCGCATTTCAGCAACATATGAGGACGGCGACGGAACTATTGATCTTGTTACCGATGATATGACGGCAAATGACAACACTTGGCGAACTATCACGGCGGGAGGTAATACTCTATCTGCTAGTGAAACTCTCGCATTTACAGCCGGATCCAATGTAACTATCACAGAATCGGGGGGCGCAGTTACAATTGCATCAACTGACACTAATACACAATTAACCCTATTAGATGAAGATAATTTTGCATCAAATAGTGCTGCTGCTGCTGCAAGTCAGCAATCAATTAAGGCTTATGTCGATACAGAAGTAGCAGGGATTGTTGATACTGCGCCCGCCGCCTTGAATACACTAAATGAATTGGCCGCAGCATTGGGTGATGATGCTTCTTTTTCAACGACTATTGCTACAAGTATTGGCACTAAACTTGCTAAAGCAAGCAATTTATCTGATTTGGCTAATGCCGGAACAGCAAGAACCAATTTAGGTCTTGGGACAGGCGCGGTATTAAACACCGCAGCAATAGCAAATAGTGGAACAGGTTTAGCAACAGCAGATCAGATTCATACCTTTGTTACAGGCTTTGGTTATACGACTGACACAAATACTTGGAGAGGCGTAACAGCAGGTGGCAATACCTTATCCACGAGTGAAACATTGGCCTTTACTGCGGGGACCAATGTGACCATCACCGAAAGTGCTGGTGCTGTGACCATTACTTCCGCAGATACGAACACTCAACTTTCGACTGAGGCTGTTCAAGACATAGTAGGGGCTATGTTCTCAAGCAATACCGAAACCAACACGACAGTCACATATCAAGATGGGGATGGAACCATTGATGTCGTCACGACCCTCGATGGCGCACCTCTCTCAACAGAATCGGTTCAGGATATTGTCGGAGCGATGTTCACCGGCAACACGGAAACCAACACGGCGGTGACATATCAGGATGGTGATGGGACAATAGATGTGGTCACGACCCTAGATGGCGCACCATTGACCACCGAAGCCGTACAAGACATCGTAGGTGCGATGTTCGGTAGCAACACGGAAACAAGGATTGCGGCGACATATGAGGATGGTGATGGGACAATAGATCTCGTTGTTGACGATATGACCGCTAACGACAATACATGGAGAACGGTCACAGCAGGGGGTAATACTCTCTCCACTAGCGAAACTCTCGCCTTTACCGCCGGAACCAATGTGACCATCACCGAGAGTGGTGGTGCTGTCACAATTACTTCAACAGATACGAATACCACATACACAGTAGGTGATGGCGGGCTTACTCAGAAGAACTTCACAACCACTCTCAAGAGCAAACTCGATGCTATCGAGGCATCGGCTGATGTCACAGACAAGACGAATGTTAGCACGGCTCTCGCTTCACTCACGGGCGACGATACAATCTATCTCGGAGATGCAGGGAATGATACTACCGTAAGAGTTCGCGGCAATTTCTATGTTGATGGGACGACCACGAGTGTGAATCAGACAGAAGTGAATGTGCAAAATGCATTCGTGTTTGAGGGTGCTACTGCTGATGCTTATGAAACCACATTGACTATCACAGATCCAACAGCAGACAGGACAATTACGCTACCCAATGCAAGCGGAACCATATCCCTGTCTGATACTCAACTCTCGACTGAGCAGGTACAGGACATCGTTGGGGCTATGTTCTCGTCAAACACGGAAACACGAGTAGCGGCAACATATCAGGATGGTGATGGGACAATTGATCTCGTGGTCGATGATATGACCGCTAACGACAACACTTGGAGAACCGTCACGGCGGGTGGCAATACTCTATCCACCAGTGAAACTCTTGCTTTCACCGCAGGATCCAATGTGACCATCACCGAAAGTGCAGGTGCGGTCACAATCACTTCAACTGATACGAATACAAACACGCAACTCAGCACAGAAGAAGTTCAGGATATTGTTGGAGCCATGTTCTCGTCAAATACTGAAACGAGAATAGCGGCTACCTATGAAGACGGTGATGGGACAATTGATCTCGTGGTCGAAGATATGACATCGGATGAGAATACATGGAGGACAGTTACAGCAGGTGGCAATACTCTATCCACAGGTGAAACTCTTGCCTTTACTGCCGGTTCAAATGTAACAATAACAGAAAGTGGTGGAGCAGTAACCATCACATCGACCGATACAAATACAGACACAAACACATGGAGAGGTGTAACAGCAGGGGGCAATACTCTCTCCACTAGCGAAACGCTGGCCTTTACTGCTGGTTCCAATGTAACCATCACTGAAAGCGGGGGGGCAGTAACTATCACCTCAACTGATACAAATACGAACACCCAATTATCCACTGAACAAGTTCAAGATATTGTAGGTGGGATGCTTACAGGCAATACAGAAACAAACATCGCGGTCACATATCAAGATGGGGACGGAACAATTGATTTCGTTTCAACAGACACGAATACACAATTAACCCTATTAGATGAAGATAACATGGCTACCAATAGTGCTACTGCTGTTGCAAGCCAACAATCAGTCAAGGCTTATGTTGATACAGAAGTAGCAGATTTAGTTGCTTCCGCCCCGGCAGCATTGGACACGCTAAATGAGTTAGCCGCCGCTCTTGGTGATGATGCTTCATTCTCAACTACTATTGCTACAAGCATAGGGCTGAAATTAGCAAAGGCGAGCAATCTTTCAGACTTGGCTAGTGCTTCGACGGCAAGAAGCAACTTAGGATTAGGAACAGGTGCGGTATTAAGCACCGCAGCAATAGCAAATGGCGGATCCGGTTTAGCAACAGCAGACCAAATACACACCTTCGTTACTGGTTTTGGCTACATCACATCATATACAGACACAAACACATGGAGAAGTGTCACGGCAGGTGGTAACTCTCTCTCCACCAGTGAAACCCTCGCTTTCACAGCCGGGTCGAATGTGACTATCACCGAGAGTGGTGGTGCTGTGACTATTGCTTCAACTGATACGAATACAAACACTCAACTTAGCACAGAAGAAGTTCAGGACATCGTAGGGGCTATGTTCTCATCGAACACGGAAACGAACACGGCTGTGACTTATCAAGATGGAGATGGAACGATAGATGTCGTCACAACTCTTGATGGCGCACCTCTTTCGACTGAGGCTGTTCAAGACATAGTAGGTGCTATGTTCTCGTCAAATACTGAAACGAGGATAGCGGCTACTTACGAGGATGGAGATGGAACGATAGATCTCGTAGTCGATGACATGACATCGGATGAGAACTCATGGAGAGGGGTAACAGCAGGGGGCAATACCCTATCCACAAGCGAAACCCTCGCTTTTACTGCTGGAACGGGCATCACCATTGCCGAGAGTGGCGGTGCTGTCACGATTACAAACTCCGTTTCTGATACGAATACATGGAGGACAGTCACCGCAGGTGGTAATACCCTCTCCACGAGCGAAACGCTGGCTTTCACAGCCGGTTCCAATGTGACCATCACGGAAAGCGGAGGTGCTGTGACGATTACCTCGGCAGACACGGACACCAACACGACCTATTCAGGAGGAACGGGTCTTACACTCTCAAGCACCACCTTCAATGTCGATGCCGCACAGACGCAGATAACAAGCGTTGGAACGATAGGTACGGGGGTATGGCAGGGAACAGCCGTAGCACAAGCATACATAGCAGATCAGGCCATCAATGAGGCCAAACTGCAAGTGTCTAACTCTCCGACTAACGGATATGTCCTATCGGCTCAATCTGGCAACACGGGTGGCTTGACATGGGCGGCGGCGGCAAGTGGTGGGGCATCTTCTATTGATGGCCTGTCTGATGCTTTGATTGAAGGCACTTCTCTTTGGCTTGGTAGTGATCCAAGTGGGACTACAAGTAGTGCGGATTACAATGCGGCAGTAGGTATGGGTGCATTGGATTCAATCACCACAGGCACAAAGAACACGATATTAGGATACAATGCAGGGACAGCAAACACGGAGGGCTTCAAGAATGTCTTCATTGGATATGCGGCAGGTGCGGCAAATACTGATGCAGACCTCAATGTGTTCGTAGGTAGTCAAGCAGGGACGGCAAATACAACAGGGCTTAGAAACATAGCCATCGGTTCAAACGCCTATGATACCGCAGATGCGGAATCAGATAACATAGCAATTGGTTATCAGGCTCTCGGTGGTGCTGTCGCGGGTGGTGTGAAGAATGTAGCCCTCGGAAATTATTCCTTTGAAGCACTAACGAGTGGTCAGGATAACATAGCCATTGGATATGAGGCTGGCGAAAAACTCACCACAGGCCATGCAAATGTTTTCATCGGAACCAAAGCGGCAGATGAAGCCACTACGAGTTCCAATAATACAATAATTGGTGCGGCGGCAAATGGAGGGACAGCCCCCGGCAATTCCAATACAATGGTAGGACATAGTTCAGGAATCGTCAATACAGGAGCAGGGAATATCGGATATGGCTACAATGTCCTCCCCGCTTTGTCTTCGGGAGATTTCAACATAGGGATAGGGTATCAGGGTGGTGCTACTCTTACCACAGGGGATAAAAATATCATCATTGGCTACGCATCTCGTGTTCACACCAACTCAAATGCTAACAATGTGATTATCGGCGGTGCATATCCCGCCGCTTCGGGTGATGACCAATTAGTGATTTCATCGGGTGATGGCTCCCCTGTTTGGATTACAGGTGACTCGTCGGGAGTGGTTAATTTCCCCAACTCAATAACTACCTTTGGGACAGGTTCAGGAACAGCACAATTGAAGAGTAATGGAAATGAAAATCTATATCTTTCAACAGGACATTCTTCAACAGGTTCAATAAACTTAATCGCAGGTGCTAATGATAATATCAATATAACACCACATGGAACGGGCTTTACTCAATTCGGAGCATCAGGAATTAAGGTTCAAAATGGGACAGCAGGGAGTCCTTCTATTCAATTTGCTAATGACGCTGATACAGGGATTTACCTAAACGGCAATAGTAGTAATATAATGGGCTTTTCAACTGCTGGAACAGAACGAATGACAATAGCGGCTGATGGTAAAGTTACTGTTGCGGGTGCTTTAACAGTAGGAACAAGTGTTTTTCATGAAGGAGATAATAACAACGGCATCTATTTTGGCACTAATACTCATATGTTCCTGACAAGCAATAGCAGCAGAATGGACATAAGCGATTCCGGTGTTAGAATTGGTGGTGGTGCAAGAGTCACTAGTATAAACACAGACTATGCAGCCAATAACACTTCTCTAATGACTTCTTCCGCTATTAATACCAAGATATTAGCATACGGTTATTCTACTGCTACTTCTATTGATGGTTTATCAGATGGTTTTTCTGGATGGGGAAACAATGTAGGTCTTGGTGGTAATGCTCTTAATTCAACAACAGAAAATCAAGCCAATAGAAATACTGCTGTTGGATATAATGCCTTAACTGCCGTCACCACAGAAGACGATAATACTGCTGTTGGATATAATGCCATGAAGAACTCCACAGCCGCTGGTGCATCGGTAGCAATAGGCAAAGAAGCATTAGAGGATATAACAGGGAGTGGAAATGTTGGTATTGGGGTAAGCGCGGCAAAACAAGCCACTTCTGCTACTCATTCTGTTATAATAGGCTATGAAGCAGA